GGTCGGATCGGCGTTCTTGCCGATGTCGGCCTGGGTGATCGTGCCAGCAGCCTGGATCAGGAACAGTTGGCTCGGATCGTCCAGCACTTCGCAGTCGATGGGGCCGATGTTGGGAGTGATATTACCGGGGTAATAGTTCTTCCAGGTCGGCTTGTCGGCACGAGTGGGGTCGTTGTACTGCACACCGTTGAACACGCCCGTGGGGGCAGCGTGCGTGGCAGCGTCGTACTTGATGATGTAGCCGTCATAGACGACCACGAGGTCACCTTGATAGATCGCGGTGGCATAGCCCGACTGAATGTAGTACCCATATTGTTTCTGGGCACCAGTAGCAGACAGGTTACCGACGGGACGCAATCCAAAGGCCTTATTGACGTTTGGCATTTGTAAGCTCCGAAGATTGAATGGTCAGCCAGATTATTCCGGCTTACGGAAGGTGGTGCGCGAACTCCGCTCGGGGCTCTGAATCCGCATTGACGAGTGTGCGTTCTCACGCAGCATCTCGTTATCGACCGCAATCAACTGATCCCGGGCCTTCTGGGCGAAATAAGCATTGCGCTCTTCGACAGTTTCAAGGGGAATGCGGGCCAGCATCAAGCCGCCTACGGAAACCACGCCTGCGTGCTTGCCATCTTCGATGGTAGGCAGCATGCCTTGGTATTCCTCGGGCAACTCCTCCAGTCGGACTAGCTCGTAGCCCTCGCGGAGACGTCCGTAGATGTTTTGCCGGTCATCAAACCCATTGACCTCTGATCGAATCCAGCGATGCTGAAAACCTTCAGGGGCGGGAGGGGCGTCAAGACGTGAAGGAGGCTTCCAAGGGCGGCGACGTGATTCTTTTTCGCGGGAAGCGCGAGAGGCACGGTCGATGGTGATTTTGGGTTCGCTCATGATTTCACTCCTTTACGTACTTGGCATATTCCTCGAGAGGAACATTCAGCTTCTTAGCGATAGCAACTTGGCTCGGGGATAGCCGAACAGTACGGCGCGCACTATTGATTCCGGAACTCCGGGTAGCAGGGGCAACAGCCGGCGCGGAACGCTGTTGTCTGTTGGTTTGTTGCGGACTTTCATCCGGGAACCGCTTCGGAAATTCCTCCCGAAGACGGCGATCCAATTCAGTATAGTATTCGTCGCTGTTGGGGTCAAACCCCTCGTTTTCCACAAGAGTTTGGTGGATGCCCCAAGCTCCATAGGTCAGCACGCGATCCTGGCCAAACCACTTATTGCGCGCAGCCCACTCCTCGGCCTTGGGGCTCGGAGCTGCGGCCTGCTGAGGCTGCGGCTGATACGCCGGCTGAGGCGGTGCGGGAGGCTGAACCTGTTGGGGCTGCTTGATTTGCTGCTCTTGCGTCTGCAGCCAACCCGAAACCTGACGCTGCTCCATCACCAGCTCAGAAAGACGCTGTGTGGCCTCAGTTTCGGTGTCGATGTCGTTCTCTTCGCGGGCCTTCTTGATGATGGCCTTCAGCGTAGCCTGCTGCGTCTCCAAGCGGGTCTTGGCTTCGTTCAGGCGGCTGTAGTCCGTGTGCACCAGCTTCTGTTGAAGCTCCTGCGCTTGGCTCTGCAGACCGCGGGCGTACTCCAAAGCAGCCTGCTCACGCCGCTCCGACTCCCGCATGCGGGCGGTCAGCTTGGCGATGCGCTTTTGGACCGCATCACTGACGTGATCAAGCTCTTCGCGCTGTTCTCTCTCGGGCTGGGACTCGGCTACTGCCCTGTTGGCAGTCTCCATCTGCTGTTTGGACGAGTCAACGGGCTCGTCCAGAGTGATCTCGGCGGGTTTTTCGTCCGCGCCCAGATCAAACTCAAGTTGTGTGTCGGGAACTGTGTTTGCCATGGTCTACCTCACAGGTGAAGGATGTCTTCGGGGTCTTGAATGCGCGCCAAGATCTCGTCATCGTTCAAGATTCGGATTTCGCCGCCATCAATATTGAGCCGCGCCCCGGCATACCGGCCAAAAATGACCCAGTCGCCCTTCTGGCACCATGCTCCGTTCGGGAATTTGGCTTCATCCTTGTACGCAAGGTCGCCAACCGACAAAACATACCCGCAGACTGTCGCTACCTGCTCGCGTTGACGCGTTTGATCGGCCAGGACGATACCGCCCTTGGTTTTCTCAGCGCCGCGGTACGGCAGAATGACAATTCGCCAACCAGTTGGCCTGGGAATCCGTTCCAGAACCGATTCCTCGAGCTTTTCGACGCTCAGACTCCCGTCTGACGTGTAAGCATCGTCCAAAACTGGCTCGTGAGCGGCTTTTTCCTCCGCCCACTTCTTTTCCAGAGCAGTCATTTCCATCAAAAGGTCCTTTTGCTAGTCATCGGCCTTGCGCAGAAGGGACTGAACAGCCTCTTCCACGAACTTGTAGCCTTCCAACCGGCCCATTAGGAACCTGTACTGCTCCATGTCGCGAACACCGCCGCTAATGATCATCGAATACGTGTCCTCACGCAGTCTTCGAATCTCACGCAGCAGAGTTTCTGTGAATTCCAGCATGGATATCCCCATGAAGCAGACAGATAGGCCCCTGTCCGAAGGCTGCGGTGCATATTAGCACCAGTTTCAAGCCAGTTTTACCTTGTTGAACGCGTCTTTGCGATAAACATAGGTCACTTTTGGCTCGGCCGAAGGCTTTTTAACGGGCTTGGGACCGTCTTTGGGCACTTTGGGCGATGACTTGTTGGGTTTTTTGGACATCTGATGCTCCTTTTTGGGCCAATTTCGCTTGCTCGATGGCCATATCGTTGTTTTCCTTCTGCTGATCGAAGGCCAAACGCTGCTGATCCATCGCCATCCGGGCCTGATCACGCTGTGCAGACTGCTGAATCTCTTGCTCCTTGAGCTTGACCAGCGGATCGGTCTGATCGCCCATCATCTGGGACTGCAGTTGCTTCACTTCCTGGAAGAACTGGGCCACTTTCAGGGCCACCATTGCCTCGCGCTGCAGGGCCGACACCAGTCCTTCTGGGTCCGTGCCGTACTGCTGGAACAACTCAGCTTCCACAGCCTCTTCTGCCTTCAGGCGGATGTGGTCAAACACATGCTTCTGCAGATTCATGGCCACCTGCGGCATGCCACCAACGATAGGCGACATGCCAAACAGCAAGTGAGTCATGATGTGCGCGTCATGCTGCTGGCCAGCGAAAGCCTTGAGCGGCGATCCGTCCAGTGCCTGTGAGTTCTCACTGGCCGGATCCTTGGGCTTGTCCACGTTCTGCGTGTTCAGGATCTGATCGATATCCCGCACGCCGATGGCTTCGTACATCCGGCGGTATGCCTCGTACATGTTGTGCATCTGCGGCGCGCTCTGCGCGAGCTGCAACTGCGTCTGCGCCATGGTGATGCGCTGCGCCACCGAGAAAATATTGGGGTCCGACACCGGCAGCACGTCGATCCGGTCATCAAAGTCGCGAGCCTTGATGAAGCGGCTCTCGCCAGGAACGTCGTACGGATACTCAGGCGGCAGGTACTCAGCGAAACCCTTGGCCAGGAGCTGAAACTCCAGCTTCTGCGCGTAGTGCAGGCGCTTGTGGATGGCCGACATGACGCTGGAGCCCTTCTCCAGCAGCGCAATCGTGGTACCCACGGCCGCGTTCTGATTGCTGTCGCCCACCTGCATATCGGTGATGCTTGACAGACGACGGCCTGCGTCCACGCAGAAGCCCAGCAGCGTGAACAGCGTCTGGCTCGGCTCCTTGTACGGCAGCGGCAGCAGCGACGAGTTGATCTCCGCGCCGCCCGTGTCGATATCCCGGAACTCCCCAGGCTGCAGCGGCATGTCGTCGTTCATGATCCGCGCGCCCTTGGCCTTGAAGCCAGCAGGCAGGTTCGACAGCGTGCCCGCGTCGATCAACTGCTGCAGCGCGGCCGACGCCGTCTTGCTCAGGCCACCAACCAGATGCAGGAAGCCCAAGCCGTACGCACCGGGGCCCTGGACCAGCAAGTAGTGCACGTAGTACTGGCAGCGACGATAGAGCTCGTCACCCTGCTTCCAGTTGCGCCGGATGCCCACCACGTGGTTCGTGACCTCATCGATGGTCACGATGTACGGCAGCTTGATGCCCGTGGCCTCGCCGTCTTCCTTGTGCTCGAAGCCCGGCAGGTCGTAGTCAACCTGGAACTCCAACAGCACGATCTCTTCATCATCGCCACCCGTAGGCACGATGCCCACGACGCGGTCCTGCTCCTTCTGGATGATGTTCTGACTTGTCTCAGCCACGGCCTGCGCCTGGGCGGTGTCCAGATACTGGCCACGGACCACGGCCCGGCGATAGGCATTCACCGGCATCGTCACGCGGTGCGTGATCCGGGAGCATTCGCTCATCACGCTCGAGCCGTTGTACGGGATGTACAGATCCTCCGGCAGGATCAGGGCGCTCGTCATGCGGCCCTTGTCCTCGCAGTAGTACACCTTGCGGAAAGCCGAGCCGCCATAGCCCACGTAAAACAGGAGCTGGTCGAAGTCCGGCGTGTACTCCTCCATCACCGTGGTGATCTGGTAGTTCATGAAGTCCTGCACGCGCTCGGCCTGCATCAACTTCTCACGCGTTTCCTTGCCCAGGACCTGCGTACGCACGGGCCCGCCCGCGGGCATCATTTCCTTCAGCGCCTGCGCTTGGAACTGCACCACGCTCTCGGTCAGCAAGGGATGCTGAACGGGGCACGCGCCCTTGAACGGCTTTGTTCGTTCTTCGAACGAAAAGCCCAGCAGCTTCAAGCCCTTGCCGTACTGGTCTTCCCACTGCTTGCGCGAAGACTTGTCCGCTTCAAACAGAGCCATCAGCTCCGAGGACATGCTCTGCAAGACTGACGGATCGACAACCTCAGCAAGGTTGCTGTCGAAGGGGACCTTCTCGTCCTCTTCCTTGCCAATCCCAATCACCACCTCGCCTGTTTCGGCATCAAACTCGATGTCCACATCAGGCAGCGCCTCTTCCATCTCGATTTCAACGTCACCTACAGGCAACTCATCGACGGTGATGTTCTTTTCAATCGGCATACTTAATCCTTCGACTTCGTCACGTTTTTATACGCTTGCAGGATGAGGGGGCTGACTGCGTCCTCAAGATAGCGGCGGCCTTTGGTTGCATCCATCACCTTGTCCATGTCAATTTCCACAAAACTAGAGCCGCCATTTAAACGCCGCACCTCGTTGCGAACGGCCTGTGCCAAGTCGAGGCTTATAGGCAGAGAATTGGACCGCAAGATATGCGAAATAAATGCCGTGGCGGCCGTCAAGCCGATCCCATCCAGGTTGTCCACCGCGTTTTCCAGATCGTACTGGCGGTCGAGATCCTTGACAAACTGCTGAACTTTGCCGACGTACGGCTCTTTCTGCAACTTCGTCTCGTTGTTGAAACCTTTGATCTCCGTAATGCTGACGTTTGCGGGCTGTGACCGGGCCCATTGCTGGAACTCCGGGGAGCTTAAGATGGCATCCTCGTAGTAACTGGACCAGGGGTCCATGCCCTGAACGGCGGCAGGTTCCCCTTCAAACCGGAGGAAATCCTTAATGCTTGGCTCTGCGCGGTTGATTGTGAGTTGCGCCTTGGGCCGTGCCTTGCTATCAAACAAGATCGACAGGCGGTTTTCGCCACTGCCATAGTCCAAAGCATGGTGCTCTTGCTGCGTACACCAATTCCCGTCACAGCCCACATCCTGAACAATTTCACGCACGCGGGGATACGCCTCCAGGTCTGGGGCATTGATCATCACATACCCGCCATCAAGAACTTTCTTGTCAAGGCTTGGATCTTCAAACAGGGCTTTAGAAGCCATGCGCTGGCGCGTTTCCTGCCGCCATGCGCCAAACTGGGCTACACGCTCAGATGCCTGTGCAGGGGTTAGACCCTCCAACGCGGCGTCCATAAGACGATACTGCTCAGGAACTGTTTTTGGCGGCTGGCCGTAGGCGCTGTACTCCTTGGGCTGCTGACGCATTTCCAACATCGATTTTTTTAGTCCCCTCAAGTCCATATGCCCCAGTCCCGGCTGGAAGCTATAAAGGGGCATTGACGGGTCTTCGGTCACAAACCGGCGAAGCCCTGGCGGAACCATCTCCATTTTCATCGACGCAACGTCTTGAATTTCTGTCGGATAAATGCCCAAGTCTGAGTAGTTCTCCATTATCCTGCCCAGCTGAGTCTTGGCCATTCCGGATTCAGGAAAACCGGCGCCCTTTCGAGTCAGCCGAAGCACTTCCCCCGTCCAATCACGACTTGATAGCTCGTCTGCAGGCGTAAGGGCCCCAAGTGGGAAAATGTGAGATTTGCGCCCCTCTTCCGCAGCTTTTACAAACGGGTCATTTTCTGTGCCAATGTCCCGGCGCAAGTACATGGCGATCTTCTGATCGAACCACTTATTCAGCACCGGATCGGACGTATTGCTGAGGTTATCCATGACGTACGCTGACACCGGATCGCCGTACTGTTCCACCGTCTGATAGTTGGTTTCCGGGCCAGTTACAAACCGGCGCTCTTGAATGAAGCTGCCACCCGGCAGCCGCACCGCACCACGCTGCGAGCCCATGCTGCCACTGAGAAGGGGGTCCCGCTCCACGGGCCGCGTAGCCATCTCCGCCAACATCTTGGCCGCCTGCCCGGTCTTCTCCACACCCTTGACCGCGGTCCGCGTAGCACCTGCCGGGTTCACCAGATTGCTACCGATATCCCCCGCCGTGTAGAAGGCCCTGAGCGTCGGATCGGTCGGCTCAGGAAACGCCACGCCCGCTTGACGCGACTTTTCCTTCAACCATTCGCTGCCAAACATCGGCTTTTCAACGCTGTATCCCAACGGCCGCAGCGCCATCGCCCCAACATCAGACAAAGCGCCTACCAAGTTCTGCGGCAACAAGGTCGCACCCTTGAGCGCCTCCAACTGCGCCTGCCCAGACTGCAGCGTCTCACTCACGCGCCCCGCCTTGCGGCCCTTGCCAGAACTGGGGACGATACCGAACGCAGCCTTGCTCGCACGCTCCAATTCCTCGGCGGTGGGCTCGTCGCTGACCTCACCGCCTTCCTTAAAACCCAGCTTGCCGCGGATGAACTCCATCATGCTGGGTTCTTTTTCCGGGATGGGCGTGTACGGAGCCAAGTCCCGAGCATCCAAGCGCGTCTGGCGCAAACCCGTCATCGAGTTGTACACCTCGCGGACCTTCTTGTCCTTGAAGATCGTCTTGCGCAGTTCAGGATCCTTCGTCAGATCCTTGCCCGTGGCCTGCTCAATCGCTGCCAGCTCGGCAAACTGCTCAAACAGCAAAACCGGGCCCTTGCCCGCACGTTCCTGAAACGCCAGCATGTTGGGACGGAAGTACGCACTCTCCGTACCGTACGTCTTTTCCAAGTACGGCTGCATCTTCACAGCCGCTTCCACAAACTGCCGGCGTGCTTTGGGGTCACCCATCAACTCATCAAACTTGTTGTTGATCAAGCGCGAATCCCCAAGCCCACGCTTGGCCAACAAATGCTCCGCCTCATGCGCCCGAGTACGCAACTCCTTCTCCGGAGAACGCCCCGGCTGCAAGAACATCACGTCCTGTGTGGCCACCGTCTTCCCAGACGGCGTGCGCTCCCGCAACGGCGGCACCATGTAACCCGCCGTATCCTTGTTCTTCTCCAGCGTCAACGTCTCGTCGTACAAGGCCCGCGCGCCGGGCATCGTGGAAAACGTGTACGGCACCGAAACACTGGGCTTGGCCGGCGTCAAAGCAAACTGCACCCGCGCATCCTCATCCACAATCATGCGCTGAGTAACAGGGTCCAACCGGTTGAATTCCCTCAACCGCGCCTCCGCTTGACCCGGCGGTACACGGAATTCCGTACGACGGGGCGGCTCCTGCACATCCTGCTTGGAGGCCACAGGCGTTACTTCCCCGCCCTCGTCATACCCCCGCGCATGGCGCAGCGCACGCAACGAATCCCTGCGCGCCTTCTCCTGCGCCATCAATTCCTGCAGCGCCGGAGGCATCAGCTTGTACCGGTCCGCCAGGAACATCGCACCTTCTGTGGCCATGCCCAACGGAGTCCTGGGCACATCCTCAACAAAATCCCGCGCCGAGTGGTACATCTGCATCAGACGCTCACGCGCGGTCCGCGGACCACGGGGCGCGTCTTCCATCGTCGCAGCACCAAAGATGTCACCGCTAAGGCCGCGAGGAACTTCCGGCGGAGGCGGACCATCCTTCCATTCCTCGTCCGAAACCGAACCGCCGTCCTTATAAGCAGGCGGGGTGTCATAACCCACAGCTATAAAGCCACCATCAGCCGCGCGCACCGGCTGCTGTTCAGGCTCAGGACCAAACGGGGAAGCGTACGGCATTGCCAACATCTCTGGCGATACCTTGGGCGTTGCACTGGCCAGCCACTTCTGCGCCGTACTGGGCTCGCGCTCGTCATACTCCCGACGCTCGTCTTCCCGCTCCGCTTCATCAGCCAAGAAGGACAGCGCCAGAGCAGCTTGATAGCTCGTACCAAGGTCCGCGGTCCGCTGCACAGGAAACGCAAGAGGACCGCCACGGGCCGTCGGAGGCCGCTGAGCAGGCGCGGGTGCTGGCGAAGCAGCAGGCTTTGACGACCTGTCCGCTACCCGCTCACCACCCAACGTCGATTTGATCTTGTCAATATAACTGCGCGTCTCAGACGGCAACTTCTTCGGATCCGCACCAGCAGCAATCCACTTGTCCGTGTTCCCCGGACCCCAGTTGTACGCGGCCAGAGCCTTATCCAGCTCACCATACTTGTCCAGCATGGACTTCAAATAGTCCCGCCCAACACGCGCCAACTCCTCCGGCGACCTATCCTGCGCCGGAGCTACTCCATATCCAGGCGACTTCGCCGTCCCCGGCATCACCTGCATCTCACCCTGAGCACCCTTGGACGAAGTCAACAAGTTGCCCTGCTTGTCAAAACGCCGACCACCACTCTCGGCCAGCATTACCGCATTCACAATCGAATCAAAAGAATCCTGGGCCATGGTCCGCGGTCCTCGGGACAAGAATTCCGGTCGATTGTATAGACCTGTCAATAATACTCAACTGGTCCAAGCACCGGCTCCGATTCGTCTTCTTCATCGTCGGCCAAGGAGATGAAGTTGCCCTGGCGGAACCGCATCCAAGCCATCACCGCCGCATCAACTTGGTCATCGTGGGCCCCAACGGGGAACGCGGCGCACTCCTCCACCAGCTCCTGCGCCCACTCCTGGTTCTCTGGATACCAGATCATCCCCGACTCCAACAACGGAGCAACAGAGTTGGCCCGGCTGACCTTGTCAGTGCCGGACTTCCGGCCGCCAGGAGAGTACATGGCCACAGGAATCCCCATCTTGCGCATTTCCTGCTGCAGCGACGTGCCAGTAGCCTTGGCCTCGATCAAAACACTGTCCGGTTTCCAGTACCGATACTCGTCCCTGGCCACCCGTTTGAGCTCCGGGAAGTCCCAGCGCCCCTTTCGGACGTGCAGGGCGATCAAATTCGGGCCCGAGTCAGCATCTGGGAAGAACACGCCCCACGTGCTGATGACAGAGAAGTCGGCAGTCTCCTTTTTGCTGTAGGCCGTGTCGTAAGTCTGGATGATGTAGTCGCAAACAGGAGGCTCGTCGTACTTCCACTTGCGCCACCACTCACGTTTCAGGATCGCGCCGCTGTCATCCGTGGGCTCCTGCTGCCACTGCGCGTTCCACTTCTTCATGCCAATGGACAACTTGACCTTCTCAAGCTCGTCCTTGCTCCAATACCCCGGCCAGAGCGGGTTTCCGCTGGGCAAAATGGCAGGAAATTCCAGCAGTTCCCACTGATCGGCCTTCAGATTGCCCTGCTGGCGCAGTAAGCGCCCACTTAGGTCATCGGTTTTCCAGCGGGTGTTGATGATAATGATGGCGCCGTTGGGCTGCAGACGCTGACGGGGGCCGGATGTGTACCACTCAAAGGTGTTTTCCATCGCCGTCTCAGACAAAGCGTCCTGCTCATCCAAGATGTCGTCCAGGATCACCACGTCACCACCGCGGCCGGTCATCGCACCGCCCTTACCGATGAAGAAAGCCTCGCCGCCTTGGTCCGTGTTCCACCGTCCAGCAGCCTTGCTGTCAGCAGACAGGGCCGCGTTGGGGAAAAGTTCCTTGTAGCGGCTGTCCTCCACGAGGTTTCGGATCATGCGACCGAACCGCTGAGCGAGCTCCGCGGTGTGCGAACCGACGATCAGCTTGCTCTGAGGGCGTTTGCCCATCAAATAGGCAGGGAACAGGTAGCTGCCCATCTGGGATTTCCCGTGCCGGGGTGGCATAGCGATCATCAGGCGCTTGCATTCGCCAGTAACGACCCGGTCAAGGGCCTTCGCGATCCGCCGATGATGCTCACCGACCAACATTTCGGGCCAGACGTACTGACAGAAGCTCAAGAAATCTCCCGAAGCGCGTTCTTGTGCTTCGAGGAGCCTGAGCCGCAGCTCGAGGCGCAGCCTTTCGGCTTCTACGTCGTTGTGATTTTCCATCTCTGCAGACCCTGAGGTTCTGAATTTTGCAAATATACCCCCCGGTATTCGATTTACAAAACAAGGGGGTGGGTTTATGGATCCCCCGTCCAGGTTCTCAGGCAGTTTTCCTTGGGCTAAAACTGGGCTACGGGCGAGTCAGTCGAGCTTGGGTGGTTTTATGGCCCTCCCCTGGTCTAGGCCCCCGGCCTTAGCCTGGGGCCTAACGGGAAGCCAGGGCCGTGGCCCTGGCTATTAGGGCGGCGCTCGCGATGTGGGAGCGGGCTATCGGGCAGGACTGCCCGATAGCGTGAACTCATGCCAGCGCCTGGGCCTCACGGCCCAGGTGTCGGTTACTCGGACTTCGCTTCCTCGGCTGCTCGCTTGGCCTTGTAGGCTTGGTAGCTGACCTCGGCCTTACCCTTTGCGTTCTCGGTCAGGGTGATGTCCTCGAGTCGCAGCTCGGGACCACGGCCCAGGTCGTACAGGTAATCGCTGCGGCCGTAATCGTAGTGGGCCTCGATTGTCTGCAGTGTTGCCAGGAATCCGACCAGTGCCTGGACGTCCTTGGTGCTCATGCCCTGGGGCAGTGCGAAGCGGTTGCCGTTGATGTTGATGGTACGCATTTCTCTATCCTTTCTATCGTCGCACCGTGCGACACCAATAATGTCGCACGGTTCGCGGTCCGGGTACAGTGAATTGTTGCTATCGGCGCCGGGGCGCCGATAGCCGGGGCTCATGCCAGCACCTAGAACGGGATGTCCTGGTCCCAGTCGCGCGCCTCGAAGCTGCGCAGCTCTGCGGCCTCGAGCTCGTCGATCACGGAGTTGAGCAGCACCAGGGCAGCAGTGTAGACGGCGAAGCCATCAGGGCCGGCAGCGTTCGCGACATCGCGAACGTACTCGAGCGCCTCGGGCACCGAGTCGCGGCTCGCGAACAGGGAAGCGCGATACTGGCTGATGGGGGTGAGGTGGGCGCTCATGCTGCCACCTCGCGGCGCACTTCGTGCAGGTTGATATCGACAAAGCGGCCGCCTTCGTGCCACTGGTCAACGGGCAGAAGCTCGCTGATAACGCGGCGCTCGTCGCCGTCCCAGAACAGAACCTCGGCATCCTGGCTGCACTGCTGCAGCAGCTCGATCAATCGGGAGACTTTCATCGCTCTATCCTTTCTAAGGTGTCGCACCACGCGACACCCATAATGTGCCACGGCCCGCGGGCCGTGGCCAATGAAACTTTTCTATTAGGTCCCCTCGCTCAATAGTTCCACCGCGCGCAGCTTGAGCGCGGCGCCCGTGCCAAACCACGCGGATTCCAAGCGCGTGCCGGTGCTGCGGCCGCGCTCGTGGTCCACCAGCTGGGTCACAGCGTTCAACATCGCCCAGCGCGTCCCGGCCACGCCCGGGATATCGGCGCCGATGGCGGCGCCGCGGAACAGCTGCAGCACGCGACGATACGCCTTCGTATCCTTGAGCTCGATGCGGCTCGTGTGATAGGGCTCGAGCAGGGCCCGCACGAATTCGTCCGCCTGATTCGCGTCCATCGACACGGTGGCCAGGGCACGGGACTGCACCAGGAACCGCTCCCACGAATTCGCGACAATGCCCAGCTGCAGGCGGACCTTGTCCGCGTCGAATTTCTCCGAGTGCAGCACACGCACCGAGCCGTTCCCCTGGTCCAGGGCCCGCACGATGGTGTTATTGCATACCACGCGGATATCAGTGAACTTCGCCACCGTGGCCATGGTCCCATCGTAGGACGTGCCGAACAGCAGATAGGGGCGCACCGCGTCCCCGTCCACAACTTCCGCGGCCTCCGCCACGCGGGCCAGGGCCCACACTCGGCGGCCATCGCTCAAAGCTCCGGCCGTCTCGAGCTCGAACCCGCCCAGCTCGGCCAGCTTGGCAAAGAACCCCATTAGGTCCGCCGGCTGCACCACGTTATAACCGTCCGATACCACGGCCAACGGTGCACCGGTATCGGACCGGTGCAGCACCTTTCGGTTCGGCCACCGCTGCAGCTCCGTGGCCGCGGGGCTCTCATACAGAACCGGGGACTCGAGCACGGTATACCCGATGCGCGCGGCCTGGGTCCATTCCTCGATACTAGCGCCCGGCTGCAGCTGCGCGCCGAGCCCGTGCCACGGCGTATTCCCCACGTAGGCCATGGCGGCCGTGCCGGTCGTGGTGTCGATCATGTGAGCCATTTTCTCTATCCTTTCTGTTTACGCCCGGCCACCGCGGCCCGGCATGCTTCGAATTATTAAAGCACCGCGCTCCGCGGTCCAATTGAATTTTTCAATCCAATTGGCCGGATTGATTAACGGTCCGCGCCCCGCGGACCGGGGCCCGAGCGCCCCGCGCCACGTTTCAGGGTGGCAGCGCCAGGGCCCGGGGGCCTGGTTTCCGTATGGTGTTTTAACCGCGAACGAGTGTTCGAAATGCGAACAAATTCCCAATGGAAGCCGGGCGGGATGCCGGGGCGGTTAATTGTCATCCTGGATCGATCCTGTCGACAATCCACCAAAGCGCAAAAAACACCAGCAGCGCGACCAGGAACATCAGAAATCCTCCCGGCCGATATCACCCGCCACATGGTGGCGCAGCATCGAGCCATAAGGCAGGGCTCGAGCAAAATCCCGCAGGGCTCGGGCATCGTCGGCAGCGCCCTTCGTCCGGGTTCCGTGCCACTGAATCGCTGTCGGGCCCCCAGCGGCATAACACCCGCCCTTGCCGGTG